GTTGTTGCTCCTGCTCCACCTGCTCCTCCATTTTGTGGGTGAGTTCCACCTACAGCAGTAGCCCCACCACCACCACCACCACTTTGAACTGATGAACATAAAAGAGATCCACCATTATTTCCTTGAGGCGGACTAACAGGAGGAGTATTACCAGCTGCTGCAGGTCCTGGAGACCAAGCTCCTCCTCCTCCAGATCCACCTGTTCCAGCTGGTGTCGCTGAACCACCTGAAGTTTCTCTTGAAAACCCGTTACCACCACCTGTTGATATTATTGTTGAAAAAATTGAATTAGATCCTGAAGTTGGGACAACAGGTCCAGGTGCTCCACCTCCAGTACCACCACCACCTACTGTAATTGGAAAAGCTGTTGCTGTAACTGGTAAAGCTGAAACACCACTACCTAAAGGAGAAGCTGTGTAACAACCTGATGCTGCACCAGATGATTCTCTAAAACCACCGGCTCCTGCACCGCCCGCTGCGACAGTATCAACAACAGCACCACCACCACCGCCTCCACCAGCTACCACCATATAATCTACTGTATTAGAACCTGATGCAGCTCCTGCATTTGAAACTGTAAAAGTTCCTGGTCCTGTAAATGTATGAATTTTAAAATCTCCTGACGTAGTAATTGTTCCGCCTGTTGCTGTTATAAAAGGATTTAAAATATCTGCTATGTTTGAAGTTTGAACAGAAGTCCAACCAACTGTTGCATCTACAAAAACAAGAGTTATTGCAGAACTGCCTTTACTAATTTCTAAATTATCAGCAGCTCCATTAATATTTGAACCATTTCTTGCAATCGTAATTTTATTTGTTGCTGCCGTTCCATTATAATCTGAAATTGATACAATGTTTCCTCCACTTGGAGAACTAGGTAAAGTAACTGTTACTGCTCCCCCTGCTGTATTTATAAAATAACCCTCACCATTCGCTGCTGTAAAATCACTTGTTTTTGCAGTTGTTTCCCAATCAACAGTACCTGTTCTACCAAAACCTGATTGAGTAGCACCTGTACCTAAAGTTACAGCTGTGCCTGATCCACCTAAAGTTAAAGTTGAACCACTTTGTTTATCTATTGCATCTACTTCTATTTTTGACATTATACTATTACTAAAGTCCCCGTTACTGTTACAGTTGCGGGAATAGTGATAGGTCCTGCTAAAACTGCACTTTCAATTGTTTGCGTACCATCGATCGTGGACGATTGATTGGGTATAAATTCGTTGGGGGCTACTTGCCCTCCTATGTATTGGATTCCATTTACTACTGCCGTCATAATTCCTCCTAAGAACTAATTTGGTTAATGAATGAAGTGACAATATCAACAGACGACGCTGTATTTGATTCGGCCTTCAATACATCACCATTTTTTAAAACAATTTTTGCTCCGCCTTGGATTAATTCGATTGCAGAATTTGGTGGGATAACAACATCTTTTGCAAGATATTTATTTCCACTATTTACAATGTAAACATCAACTTCAATTGTGGTAGTTAAAATATTACATAATCTAATTCCAATAACTGCATCAAAATCTGATCCCGTTACAAGAGTTACTGCTCCTGTTCCTACTGCTGATTGTAAATCGTTTCTAAAATTTTGTGCCATATTTTTTTCCTATTTATAACGCCACGGCCATTGCTAATGCAAAGCCAGCTGACGCTGCTCCTACTGGTGTTCCTGTCGAGTCTAAGTAGACAGACTTACTTGCAGGCATTGTACAAAATACATCTTTAGTTGTACTACTCCCGAAACTTATTTTTGAAGTGTTACCTGCAGAGTTACTTAAAACTGTATCTCTTTGTAAAGTTGTAGAACCTGTAAGAGTTCCTAAACCTACTTCAAAATTTGGTGTACCTTGTTCGAATATACAATAATAAGTTGTATTAGAAGTTCCAATACCACTATTAAAAGTTACAAAACCAGTTGAAGCACCTGCAAGTGTAAAATCACCTGCTCCCGATGTTGTACTAGTTTCTTTTACTCGATCGTTAATTACTAATGCCATTAACTATTCCTATGGGTTTCCAGTTATACTTAATAAAGCGCCAGATCCTGAAGGACTTCCTGCAGTTGCACTTGGGAAAGTAACTTTAAAATCACCAGCTGTAGAAGTAATATCACCACCAAAATCTAAAATTGCTACTAGATATTGATTAGCTGTTGCTCCACCAGGTGCTACATATTTATATAACACTCCTGTTCTTGCTGTAATTGTAGAAGTTGTCCATGTAGGATCAGTTGTAAAATCTACTGTTGTATAATCTCCAGTTTGTGCCACTACTCCTTGACCTGCAGTTTTTCCGTTTGTTGTATAAGCCGTTCCAACTGTACCAACTTGATTGGCTACAGCAGAAGAATAAACAGAATCATTTACAGTGTAAGGTGTTGCAGTAGTATACAGAGCGAGATAATACCCATCATTAACAGATAAATCATGCTGTCCTTTTAGGATCCCTTGTTTAAAAGCATAAGGTACTACGTTTGCCATATTTTTTTCTCCTTAATTAATTTGTTCCGTAACTAGATGGTGGTTTTGATTTTAATTGTTGACGAATCATGCCATCTTCATATTCATCTCTGCGTCTGTAACCGATTTGCTCGGTACCATACGTTGTAAGAGCGTTTTCATATTGCCCTTGGTAGTATTGTATCATATCTGTCGGACCTTTCAAGTATCCATATGTATTTACCAAACATCCATATAAAAGCAAGTCTTGATATTTGTTAGATAAATAAGTTCCTAAAGTAGAATAATCTACTGGAGTTGTTAAAGTAATACTTGGTGCCTCTTTATTATAAGCTAATGTTATAGCGTATGTTTGATTAGGTGTAGGTGCTACAACCCAAAATTCTTCATCCCAATTACCATAATATTTTGGAATATCTACGGCTGCAGTATCTGGTTTAGAATAGTATTCTGCCATAAAACTAGGATCTCTTTGTTCTAAAAAAAATTGATTGCCTGCTGTATCTTTAAGTTGAACATAATTAATAGATCTTAAATCAGCAGGAATAGTTACATATCTATTTCCTACAATTAAAGTTGATGTTGCGTAATGAGCATTTTGATCTGTAGGGACCGCTCTTAAAATTTGATTTTCTGTATTTTTAATAATTGTTGCTAAAACAGAATCAGTTAAAACTGTATCTGATACTTCTGTGTATCCTCTAATATCTGTTCTTAAATTTGCTAAAGTGTATGCCATATTATAATGCCTCCAATGTTACTGGTCCTGCTGAACATCCTGAACCACCACCTTTAACTCCACTAGTACTAGCAGCATCAGCACTTTGAAAATAAAAGTAACTAATAGGATTAGTTAACACATCGCTTGTAGTATTACCAGTTACATTTCCTGCTGCATCTATTTTACCTAATTGAATTGTAAAACCATTTGCAGAATCAATATCTGTTACACCTGAAATATCTGGTATAACATTATAAGATTGTAAATTATAAGCGTCGGGTCCACCAGTTCCACTTGAAGTTACTAAAGGTGCTCCTCTTAATCTAACTTTACTATCAGCTTTTCTTTGATGATCTAAAGAATAAACATTTACATAAGTGTTACCTCCAGAAATAATAATTTCAAAAGGATTATTATCTAATAAAATTAATTGAGCTGTAGACTCAGCTTGAACTCTAGGGTTTTGTAATGCTTGTGGATCATTACCAACTGGTTTAGGTTCAAGTTGTGGTTGCTTTGGTTCATACTCTGAGTAATGAACTAAAGATCCATTCCATTCCCTAACCATTTCTGTATATGGAAATCTTAATCCTGATCTATCGGAAATAGATAGTGCTCTTTTACCTCTAGCAAAAACTCCCATTATGACATTACTCCATCACCATAAAATGTTTGTGGAGAAATAAATGTAGATGTACCTTGATTGTCTGCATCTAATGCTCTTAACATTTCACTTTCATAAATTCTTTCAAGATCTAAAGTTCTTTCCGGAGAAAATTTCATACTTAAATAATATGCAAGACCTGACATCATGCATGGATAAAATCTATTTACTACATCAGAAACATTTGTATATGCACCTGGGTTTTCTATTTTAGATAAATAATAAAAACAAAATTGAAAACTACTTGGTGTAGTCGTGCTTGATACACTTGAATTGGGTGTAGCATATAAAAATATGCTTGGATTAATTTTTCTTTCTACATAAAATTGAGAAGGTGTCCCTTGTGTTAATTTATTTGGTGTTGCATTATATTGTGATCTACTAATTTGAGTTAATGCAATATCTTGAGGTGCTGTTGTTGTAGAATTATTTCTATAATATGCTTCTAACATATCACTCATATCACTTGGAAAATTTATAGAATCTGTTGCAAAACTATATTCTGCTTGACCTTCTACTAATGGAACTTTTGCAAGTTTAACTTTCCATAAATGAACTCCTCTGTTTTCCCATTCTTGAAACATTATATTTAAAGATCTTCTTGCAGATCTTAATTGATAACCTGTTCTAGTTCCTCTTATATTAGTTCTTTCAAAAGCTTCTTCTATAATGTCATCTATTGCTGGATTAAATTTATTAGATATTCCAGAAGATTGAGTAAGTGTAGGTGCTGAACCACCCATGCCAACGTGAGCTGTACAATAATAAAATAATGGAGGTACAGTTTGATCTGCAGTTGTAGTTGTATTTCCTACTATAATTGTTGTATTTGATCCTGCATTTCCAGATACACCTGTAGTAGTTACACCTGTTGTATAAGGTGCTGCTGGTGAGTTATTTGGATTTGTAGAAAATGCAAAAACGTGAGTAAGGTTTGTATTATCAGAAGTGTCAAAGATATAAGTGTTACCTTCTTGTAACTGAATAGTTGGGCTAACCGTACCATTAATATAATACTTGTTTTGATTTGCACTATATTGGTTAGTACCAGTTGCAACCGTAACTGTATAAGTAATAGTCGCCATGTAAAAACCTTATCCGCCAGTTATAGTTAAAGTAACGCTTCCGCTTGCTCCGGCTAAATTAAATACTATTCCGTTTTTAAATAAAATACCTGAACCTGGAACATAAACTTCTAAACCTTCAGTACCATAATTATAAGTAGCTACTAAATTACCAGCTGCTGCTGCACCTGCTGTTGCTGCATCGTAAAGTAATAAAGTAGAACTTGCTATTCCTTTTCCTTGAATAGAAGTAATTCTAGCTCTACCTAATCTTGATAAAGTATCAGCTCCAATAGTAGCGAGGTTTAGGGTTGTTTGATCACTTGAATATGAGTTTCCCATTTTTATTTTTCTCCTAATTTATTCTATGCTCTCGAAAGAGCATAGATAATTAATTAATTACGCTGATTCAGCGCCGTTTTTTTCGTCGGCAACAAAGTAGTAAAGAGTACCACTTGCAGAACCTGCTGCAGATGTATTAGCTTCATGAGTAACTGTTAATTGTTCTCTTGCGCCCGCAGCATTTACAATAGCTGGTCCATATTCAACCGCATTAATAATTGTTGAAATACCACCAAGTGATGCACCATCAGTTGCGCCACCTACTACTGAAAGAGATTTTGCTGTAACTGGTTGAGCAATTGCCAAACCATTTGGATCTGCAACTACAGTTCCAGTTCCTACTGGAGTATAACCAATATCTTGAGTAGCACCTCCAGTACCGCTCGCATCCCAAATTGCTATTTGGTAAACGACAGCACCTTTTGGTAAAACTACTGAAGTTGTATCTGTTTCTGATTTTTGTACATTTCCATCACCTGCTGTTAAAGTATTTGGTATATGAAAATTTGCTGTTGCACACATAGAGCCAGCAATTGAAGTTCTTAAACCGTCTCCGTTTTCTCTAACGTTTCCTAAAAAAGTTGTGTTAGCCATATTAATATCCTCCTAGATATTTTAAATACAGTCCCTAGGGAAGTCGACTATATGCGTCTGTATTCAATAAGTTTATTTAAATATATAGTAAGGTAGTTATAACTGATTTTTTAGTAGAGTGCAAGAGAGCCTACGGTATTTATGCATTTCAGCGATGTAGCTTTTGACTAAGTAGCTACAGAAACTTGTGGAGCTGCGTCTTCGACAGTATTCTGTCTATGAGCAATAGCTGCTTCTTCCAGCTTAATGTCAGTAATGACTCTTCTAACTTTGTCATCAATTCTGACCATTTCAAGAGTGTATCTATCATTAGACAGATGCTCCTGTTGCCACTTCAACTCCAAGGACCTTTTTTGTTTGTACAGGTCTTGTATCATTTATAACCTCTTCATAAGTTATTCGATAAGGAACGTCGCTAAACATTCCCGATTTTTCCCAAACTATACTGTTTTCTCCTAGTTTGTCAACTATTGATTGCTCTAAAGAAATAGGGTCATCATTAGATTCTACTTCAAATCTACCGTGATAATCGTAAGCATATATGTTTATTAGGAATTTTTTCATGGTTTTGTCTTTCTATTTTTAGAATATG